TAACTCCATCCATATCAAGATATATACAACTAATTTGTGGCTTACGCATATTCTTTAATTTTTTCTTTCAAATTCTTTAAAAACTTTTCTTTATCATACTGTATAAATGGTGTATACTTTTTAATCAATCGGTGCCAGAATGGCCAAATAATATCTTCAGTAACTTCCTTTTCCCATCGAGGCATACAACCTACCAAATCAACCAAAATACAAACCGATTCTAATGTTACTTCATTCTTCATCAACTTAGTGATAATCATTGGCCAACCGCCACCGTGGCATCTCAATATATCATCTCTTGTCCAAGACTCGGCACCATCTACCAAATCAAACAAGTATATTATATCATTATTAAAAGTATAAGTCAAGGCCTGTTGAGTTTTTTGCCATTTTAGGTAATTTTCCTCACCTTCAGTACCAGTCATATCACCTACCCACTTATCACCTTGTAGAAAGTTTGCCACATAAAAATCTCTAAGTTCTTCTAAAGAATATTTACGGGACAATTTATAGAATTGGTACTTATCTTTTCGTACCATAAAGGACTGCTTTGATACATTCGTCTTGCCATTATATTTAAAGTAATCGTAAGAATCGGATGTAAAATGTAATTTTATAGCATTATATAAAGCAAAGGCCGCAAAGCCTGTGTTTTCACTCATATTGGTAGTTTACTAGATTTCTTAATTAAATTTAAACTTTGTGCTTCTTCTTTAATCTTGGCTTTGAGTGCTGAACTAATTAAACTGGCAGCAACTTCTATTTCTAATTCTGTTTCTTTACAATGATGGCAGATGGCATCCATTAAACCTAAATGTTCATCTGCCGCCAATTGTTCAATCATCATACTAAATTGTTTAATCTCATCTCTTGTAGGCATCTCAAATATTCTTTGCTTTATAAAATATGTGGTGACCAATTTGTGTAACTCGTTGTAAGTTCCAACCTGGATTCACCTGTGTGTTATGATAGTATAACGCATTTGTTCTCGCTATTGTATCATGAACATCTGGTTCCGTCAAGGCCTTTCTTGCAACCATTTCAGATTCATCGTAGGCATACTTGTCTCTTACCAACATATTTTTCATACAAGTCCATGAAAACTGGCATACCACCAACTTATTAACATAACTACGTTGGTATACCACTTCACATACTGTACCACCAAACTTTGGATCGTTTGCACGATTGATTGTTACCTGTGCTACTGCCAATTTACCTTCATAGGACTCTGTTGCGGATTCAAAATAAACATTATCTGCAAGGCACTTTAATTGTTTATTGAAATCTTCACTCACTTGTTGTTCTACTACCATTTGAGTAACCTCTTGTGAAATAGATGGGAATGAATATGCCAATAAAGCACAACTTAACAACAATAATATAGCTTTTGATTTTGATGCGAACATCATATCTCCTTTTGTTTACGGTCGTTACTCTGACCTTGGACCCAAGTACTTCTGACTTTGTGATAGGGTTTGTGGAACGATTGTTTCTGTTGCCAAGTACAATCGCTGGAAAACTCCGACAGGTGTTTAGGCTGCCAGTGCGTAACTTTCATCGTTAGCGTTTAATTTAATTTGCTTCTTCGACCGAGTGTCCTCAATCCTAACGGCTTTCGCTTTGCCGATTCTCCATTGTTCTAATTATTGCCATGTCGAATCTATTTCCGGCCCATCATAATCGTACATTAGGATTGGTTTTCATATACGATTATGGTGGACCGGGCTGGTACTGCCCCAGCGTCCACAACAACTTTCAAACAACTTCTACGAATTACTTAACTGCTTCAGTATGCTTGCCTTTAAGGCTTTTCTTCAACAGTTTAAACCAAAGTTTTTTCACTTTACTCATATTGTGATTAACTTCAGCTTTATATAATTTTTTAACTAGTTCTTTTACTTTCATTTTCGCCTCTTAGTCCGACCCACCACCTATTTTATTCGAAATAGGAAACCATTATATCATTATATTTAGGCTTTGGCAACATTTTTGTGGTAATAATCAATCGCTTTTACCAATCCAGGTATGTGGTCAGCGGTTTTCTGCTGAAATACCAAAGGTTTTTCGTTCTCAACTGCCATAATAATTACCAGATTATCAATTGGTGTACCAATCATTTCTTCATACATCAAAGCATATGCTGATGTTTGCCAAAAGTAATCTTCAATGTGTGCCATTTCTTTAATTTTCTTTGATGTTTTAAAGTCAATAACAGATAATACACCATCAAATTCACCAATACAATCCACACGACCTGCCATGCCTAATTGTTTAGACCACAATACACATTCTTGATAATGAATATTGTCGATACGATTCAATTGTGGCTTAATTGATTGGAACATCTCCAACGCATCAGGCATGATTGTGCCTAACTTCTCATTGTTTAGATATCTCTCGCATAAGGTGTGTACATTGGTGCCTCGACCTGTTGCTTGTTTGGAGATTCTATTAGCTTCTGCTTCACCAACTCTTTTACGCCATTTCATGATACCCTCTTTCTTTTGGGCGCCAATCACAGTAGTAACAGAAGGCAATTTAGTACCATCAGGTAGAGTATAATACCTCATGCCATCAGGAAAGGTTTCAGATTTTAAGTCATCGAGGACTTTTGGTGGACAAAAGGTAAATGGCATATTATTCTACTATTATATTAATTGCAATACTTACTCGTACATCATTACTTAGATTAGTAGTAACCGAGTGTATTAAATATCCTGGGAATATTACCAATGTTCCTTCTATTGGTGATACTTTATAAAATGTTCTACCTAATTTGATATTATCTGAGATTATTTGGTTGTCGTTCCAATTTACCGAACCCCTAGGATCATGTAGTAATAAATCTCCTGATGATTCAGGCACACGAACATAATATACTGCCACCAAAAAACGTTCAGGATGAAAATGTGGACTATCATCTTGTAATGGTTCAATTGGATTTTGTCTTGCTTCAAATTTAATTGAATTATAAGAGGGTTTATGAATCTTAATAATTTCAGTTATCTCTTTGCTAACTTCATCTTTTAACTTTGCAATTGATTCACCAGGCAAATCAAAATAATTACCACCTTGATAGTTTAATCCTTCTTTTAATAAAGATAGATTAAATTCATTATCATCAGTAAGTTTTTTAGACCAAAAAGGTGTTCCAAAAAGTATTTGTGTATTCATATTACTTGGTTCTATACTTACTCAGTTCATTCTCAAAGAGTTCAATCTTCTCAGGAGTGATTACTGTCTCATCAATTCTCTTTTGTAATGCCTCAGCATAATCTTCAAGTTGTTTGATTTCACCATCATAATGAAAAGTTTGTGTAATCTTTTTGGTATCGTAGGCATCCATGATGATATGATATCTATCTTCGTCACCATCATTTCTAATTTGGTGCCAATCATTGACCCAAACAATATAAGCAGAACCTGCTTCCATATGTAAGTTAATACCGTCACAAATGAAAACACTTTTTTTATTTGTCCATAATGGAATGTGAATTCTAGCTATATACTCTTGTTTAGGTCCATCACTATGAACTAATGATTTGGAACCTGCTTTCAAACAAGTAATTCTTGCTCGCCTAGGATAAAAACCTAACGATTCAATTTCATCTAACAATTTTTTAATCTCACCTACACATGCCTGTGTTGGAATCTTGTACAACATTGAATGTGTAATTCCAAGATATTTTAAAGTCTCATAGTTGTTTGAATTTTTTGGAAAGAATACTTCTTCTAAAGAAGTACCTTGTTCGTTTTGAAAGAATTCAAAACCATCTCGCCAGTCACCAGATTGACTTAGTAAACTCCAACCACCAAAACCATTATATTGTGGCGTTTCATATTCTTCACCTTGAATAACTTGGTCACCCAAAGTAAATACAGATTTCTTTACTTCTTCTCTTAATTTTTCAAGGTCAAATTTAATATCTAGTTTTTCGTAAAACATTATACACCTTTCAACATATTACATACTTCATTATAACTATACTTATTAGTTGCTAATTGTAACACTTCTCTAACCTCTTTGGCAAGAGTATTTGATACCACACCATGAATCACCTTATTATTAATCAGTACTATATCAAATTGTTTCGCCTGAAACCCACCCATGAATACCAAATCTTCTGGTTGGTAAATATGACCTTCGCCATGGTCAGCATATTCACTTAATGTTGGGTTTGGTTTACTTGTATAGAAACTGGTGTAATAGTTACCAGGTTTAATATAACAATTGAATGCTGCCGTTTCTACAATGTCTGTGTGTGCGGGTAGATTATCATTTATCATTAATAGTGATGAGTAAAAATCTTTGTGTACTTCTGAAGGTAAAAGAGAGTAAATATATGATAAGATTGGAGATTCAACATCATAGTATCTTATACCATAGAACTCTTTATCATCTGGTCTTGTGGAAAACTCAATTTGTTTTTTTAATATATTGACGCCACCAATATGAACATTACCAATTATTTTAAACATCAATTAATCCATGGTCTTTTAATATGTTATAAACAGATTCATAACTCATACCTGTGGTCATCGTGAGTGCCAACCTAACATTATCAGAAGTAATTTCTTCTACACTATGCATCTGTGTTGTATTTAATAGATATACATCATATGGTTTTGCCTCATACTGGTCAACTAATGTAAGATTATACGGTTTAATACTACAAGCACATTCACCACTTATAAACTTATCATAGTTACAACCAACACAATCTTTAGCAATCTCTTTGTAATCTGATTGGTTTGTGGATGAATAGAATCTTGTGATGGCATGATTATCTGAGAGGTAGATATTAATCTTACATTGAATGCCTTGGTCACGGTGAGGTACAACTTTACCACTAATTGCTAAATGTGTTGTGAAGAATTTATCTTGATATGGCTCTGGTACAATAATGGAACTATCAACATCAACATATGAATATTCAGCCAATGAACCTGCACAGATGTATTGTGACCCCAATATTTTAAAATTGATAAACTTGGCCAAATCAATAGGTTTTAATTTTGTGTAATATGGATTCATAATAGTTTTTCTATCTTAATCATTGAATTAATCCAACTTGATATCACCAATTGATCTTTACTATCATCAGTTAATTTGTAACTGTAATCGGTAGATAAACTTACTCTCAAGTTATTATCTTTATTGGCAGTTACCCCATGTAACACATATGATGGAAAAAATACTAAATCACCGATTTCAGGTTTGATTTGTTTGATTGAAGTGTGGTGTTCACCTATTTTACCTGTGTCCAAATAATATAGTTCACCACCATTGGTTGGTACAGTTATGTAATAGGTACAGGCGATTGTTGAATCTGGATGACCATGCATCTCAATCACCTCGTCAGATTCTTTTACATTTAACCAACTGGAAATGGGAAAGAAAGATGCTTTATGTGTCTTGGGTAAATATTGATTGACGACCTCAGTAATTACTCGTTTTTTAGTTTCAAGTAATTCTTTGAGGCAGGGGTGATTGTGTGTGTAATCCAATAAACTACTGCCGACATTCTCATCTAAACCTAATTTGATATTGTTAGCAATATTGTATAATTCTAATAACAATTCTTTGTTGAAGTGTATATCAAAACCAGTTTTTCTTACCCATATTGGACTTTCCCAAAGTGATTTATCTACACTACTTGGGTACACACCCTTTTCTAATTCCATAATATAGTAGAAAACTTTATTTTGTGAGTTCTGCCATTTTAGCTTGGAAGTTTAGCATTGGAGTAAAATCTAAACCATCTTTTACTGCTTTATCTTCAGGAAAAGGCATTTTGTTGTTTACTAACCACTCTTTGTATTCAGAAACAATCCAACTTGGTGTGTAATCAATATCATCATGGTGGTCTGCTAAAGCCTCATAGAATTCATTACCATAAATTACATAGTTGGTAAAAGGCGCACCTTTAACAAAGAATAACTTATCTAATAGAGCAGGATATTCAGTAATCATTTTAAAGAATTGGTTCTTTTCGTCAGCATTCAACTCTGAAATGATACCATTTAACTCAACATCTAAAAAATATTTGAAACAAGAATTGTATTGTTCAACAGATACTTCTGGAAATGGAATTGCCATTTTAATATTCCTTTACTTCTTTGTGTATTAATACATCAAATGCTTGTTTTGCTTTGAGGTATGTAAGTGTTGTATAGTAACTAAATTCTAATAAGAACCAGATTGTATATGAACTCAATAATGAATATGGTATCAACCATTTAGATTTCTTATACTTCGTTGGCACTTTAGGAATATAGTTTACTGATTTGCAGAAGAAACGACCAATCTTCATTAAAAGACGACCATGTTCATTATCATTCTTGATAGCGCCCATCAGATATGCCATGTGTTCGGACCATGGTGAACCGACTTTATGTGTTAAAGCAATCATCATCTTTGCTTGTTCTTTTTTACGTTGTTCTTTATTGACCCATAACATAAAGTCTGAACCTCTAGTGTCCATCCATTGTGTAACAGGTCGTGCCCAACGGATATACCCACGATAAATGTCTTTATCTGTGGCTCTCAATAAACGACCATATGCTTGGTCAGCTGCCCACACATTGTGACTCATCATACCTAAATCATGTAATTTACCACACACAATCTTAGAGCAATTACAATCACAATTACAGTTATAAGATACTTGACCTGTTGTACAATTATATGATACGGCATTAGTAGTGCAATTATAGGTACAATTACAATTGCAATTTGGTTGTAGATATGGTCTAGAATCACAGTTGGAACAATTGATGGCATTACAATTAGAACAATTAGAACAGTCTGAAGTACCAGAAATATAACAGTTGGTACATTGTTTATTACCACAATTACAGTTACTTGTACAGTTGCCGTTAGGACCTCCAGATGTGGCGCAGTTACCGTTGTTACAATTACCTTGGTTATTATTTTGGAAATAAGTCATACCATAAAAAGCAGCCAAATTTGGTGGATTTGCTGGCGATTTCATGTAACCATTTAAGAAGGACAATGAAGAACCATAGGTAGTACCTATTCCCAATTCATTATTTACGTCTGAAACAGCAATTTGTCCGGATGATGGTAGCGTCATTTTTTACTCTTTGTTGAAATATATCACTATTTATATACTCTTGTTTACTTTCAAAAGTCTAAGTTTTGATAAAATCCTGATGTAAAACCATCCCAAATCAAACTCAAACCATTTATGAGAAAAATTAGGATTACCAGGTGTTTTATGATGGTTATGGTGTAGTACCTCACCACATGATAATATGCCAATTGGGAACACATTTTTTGTGTGGTCTCTCATCTTATAATTGGTGTAACCAAACCAATGGCCAAACCCCGTAATCATGGCGTTCATAAAGAATGATGTAATAAACATGGAACACACCCAAGACACCATTCCGACCCATCCAAATAAGAATAGGTTTATGACCAATAATACTAAAGGACCTAACTTGGTATGGCAATATACATTCTTTTCCAACCAGTCCTCAGGTGTACCACCACCATAGTTCTGTAATGCCCATTCATCTAAAAAATACCTATACTTCTTAAAGAAATTAGGTATCAGGCATTGAGATGTGACCTTCCAATAACCACATAGTTTGGGTGAATGTGGGTCACCTTGTACATCTGAATACTTGTGGTGTTTGCGGTGTTGTGCTACGAAATCCTTTGAGACAATACCTTCTGTTATCCACATTAGAAAACGGAAGATATGTTCCAATACAGGATTCATTGTAAATTGTTTATGGCAAAGACCTCTATGTAAGTATATGGATGTTACCATTACACCTACATGAGAGGTTAACAATGTCCAAACAATTACATTCATTCTTCAATTCTGGATTTACCGTAAACTTCCACACCATCCATCTCGCCAATTACTTCACTTACAATTTTGATTGGTATAATCTTTTTAACAGGTTTCTCTTTGTGTTCGTAGATTGTACCCCAAATATCTTGGCGTTCCAATGGTAATGCATCATTTTTAATCAAAGTTGGAATGTAACCGGTCATTCTTTCTAATGATACAGCAAACAAAGCAATATTATCAGAATAGGCATTGGCACATGAAATGTCCCAAAACTTCTTGTCCAAGAACATACAGGCACCTTTACAGAGGTGTAGAACAGGACAAGAACTACATTCTTTACGATTTGACCAATGTGTAGAAGTCTTAATCTCTACGTTATCATAATCTTTAAGGTTACCACCAAGGTGTGATTCACCATTCTTAGAGATTTCTAATGAACTTACATTTTGGCAGGTCATTACATTACCACGCAAATCGACTGCAATAACGTGTTCATCGTCCATGCCACATTTTTGACCGAGGTACTTAGATGGTGAATGTGATAATACTGCTTGTGTGAACCCATCAATCTTTTGTTGTTGACCAATAAAACCAATTCGGCCATTAGTTGTAAAGAAATCAGCAAAGCCTTGTTGACGATATTCAAAGTGCTCTTTTAATGATTGTAATGAGTTAGTAATACCTTCTTCGTCATAAGCATCTACAATACCACCTTCACCTAACTTAACATTAACATCGCCAGTTAAATTTACAAACCATTCAAAGATTTCTTTACGAGATTTGTTCTTTGCGTTCATCATTGGGTTGAATGAGATACCCTTTTTCAATCTGGTCATCATACGATAGAAACCAAGAATGATTTTCTTTTTCTCTGGATCATCAAATGGATCAGGACCACGAACAGATTGACCAGGTCCATCATGTGAGATGGACACATTGAAGTTATACTTCATCAGCCAATCACAGATTTCTTCGGTAAGAATAGAACCGTTGGTAATTATAGAGAATTGTGGTAAACGATTCCAATCTTGGAATTTGTCCACAATGGCCTCCACCAATGGTTTCAATGTCTTCCAATACACCAGTGGTTCACCACCCCACAATTCAATTCTCAATCCTTTTTGTTCATCAAAATCCAATTCATTTAACAAGTCCATGAAGGCATCAATATCTTTCTTAGATGTTTCTGGTGCTCGTTCAACAAACTTCTGTGAACAATAATCGCATGAGTAATTACAACTTAAACCCAATTGGATTTTAAGTAGTTGAATTTGTCTTGATTTTTTAAGTGGTCGGTCTTTGTCGAATGACTTATATTCGGTCAAATTATGGTCGTGAACTGTGCCTTCGGGGAATTGGTAAATAATACCATCTTCACGCTTGAGATAATTGGTCTCATTATCATAGTAAAAGATTTTCTTATCACCATCAGCACGCTCGCTGTGTATTTCAAATAGCATTTATGTTCCTAATTATAATATGAATTTCTGTGTGGATCAAATGTTGATAGTATTGTTTTTGTTTTTTCTACTTCTCTGTGTTGCTTGGCCATTTCTGCCAATTCTTGGTGTACTCTTTCTTTGTTGTTCTGTTCGTAATAAAGACGCTGTTGTTTGGACATCATTCTTTTTTTCGACATTCACACCTCTCTTAATTAAAAGTATAGGCAATTTCTTCACAGTTACCATTCTCTAGGTGCCTTGGTTTTGTGACCAGATTTGATCGTGTTGTTTGGAATACGCTCTTTCATTGGATTAATAACATACTTCTCAAACGATGAGTCAGCTCGACCCATTCCAGGAACAGATAAACGAGTACCATCCGACATAACGGGTAGGTTCTCAGAAAAAATATGTAATTCTAAATGTGGATTGTCCAACTTGAACTGTTCTAAGACAGTATAAGACATACGGTGTTCTTCTACTTCACCTGTATTTTTGTTTAAAAAATCATAACTTGGCATTAAGCGTATCCATAAGATAAAGGTTCAACCATTTTAACGAACCAGTTTGGTTCTTTCCTACTATTTATCTTTCCTTTCCATGACCATAGGTGACCTTTATTCATCACATAATAATTACGGTATGACTGTAAGGAATCACCAGGAACTTTACATTCATCTGGCATGGCAGGTGTTGGTTCTGTAAATGGTTTGTTCGGAATATTGATTGGAAAGATGTTTTTCAATATTTGCATGAGTCCACTAGATTCAACCTTATGAATTTTACCATAACGATAAGTATATTCTTTGCAACATTCTTCTAACAATTCCGCCAACCACATATAGTTTGCAGCAGATTGTCTGCACCATATAGCAGAAGGATGATTAACATGGGTGGCAGAATACAATATTTTATCAAGGTCATCATTAAGAATGTATAACTGCCGTTTGCGACCAGACTGAGATAAACCAGTAGTAAGAACACCGTCAAGCACACGGTGTGCGGTAGAAAGTAATTGAGCATATTCGAGAATCATCTTTACGCAATGTTTATCGACATGCATTTCTGCACATCGTTGTGGGTTTTTGTCGAGATAAAAAATATTCATGATGTAATCATTCTAATCAAACCAATACTATCAATAGAGGTTAACAAAATATAGTTAGCCAACATGCCAAAAGATTTGCGAGTGTAAGCAGCCCAAGCATACATAGCACAACCACTAATCCAAATAGGATACAAAACACGGAGAGGGGGATTTGGAACGGTAAGTGCCATAGTAATAGAACAACTAATACTAATAGCCCAAGCAAACAACTCAACCACAAACCTAAGTTTATGAGATTGCCAATCATTACGAATCCACCCAAATGTTGTTCCTAACAAATCGTTCATTATTTCTTAATACCAAGAACAGGAATTTCCAATGGTTCTTTTTCACCAGCAGTTTTCTTTAAAGATTTAACACGTTTAGCAATATCATCAGCCGATACTGTTTCCATAGCAAATTGTTTAAAAGCATCATAAGAATCTTTTACTTTGTATGCTGTCTTACCATTGACGGCAGCTGCATCAGCCATAAACAATGCACAACCACCTTCAACAAGTGGAGCAATTTCAATAATAGAATCTAGATTGATAATTACTTTACAATTTTTTTCAACTGATTCGACTTCAATAAAAATACTCATTATTCTTCTCCTTGATTTGTTTTGGTACTTAATTTGGCCAACTTGGCACGTTTCTCTGCAACTTCAGCATCAATCATCATTTTCTTCCAATGACCACGAACACCTGATGGTAAAGTTGAAAGTGTGCGTTTGGTGCTTTTACTTAATTTAAAATCTTTATTGGTTTTCATTTATTTCCTTTATCACAATCATCTACCCTGATTAAATATGTGGTGGTGTTTGTGTATGGTCTAACAAAATAACATTCACCTTTAATATTCCAAACCAAATGGTTCTGAATACTACCTTTAAACTGTTGCAACTCTGGTGGATTGGTAATACTAATGTATTGATTATATCCAACAGAACCTAAAATAAGGCCAGCAACAATAACAACGGCATACTTTTTCAACAACTCAGTTAGTTTTTTAAACATTCAAAACTCCATAACGATGTAGAACTACAATTATAACAGAAATAATACCACCAATCAATAGGCCAAGATTATATTTACCATTGCGTTCACGGAAGTATTCCACTTCCAACTCAAGGTAATCTCTTTGACCTAATACCATATCAGGACATTCCGATTCACCACCCATTAACTCAATGGTTTCTTTAGCATTAGCCAATCGTTTCTTGGCTTCACGGTAATCTAAGTATGGTATCATATTTGGGTAACAACATGTTGTATAATAGTTTTATTCTCCTTAGTATCCTTACCAAAAAGAAAATCTCTTAATTTACCAAATAAAGTATTATTGGCAACAGGCACAACGACAACAGTTTCA